GATGCAACAAGGCATTGAGGGTGAAAACTCAATGCTGTCTCGCATGATGCCAACAATGGCAAAGTCTTCGCGTGATGAAATCCGCAGGGCCAAGGAACTTCGTGAAAAGGTTCCTGCCGCTGCCCGCGAAGGTGAGGCATACAACGAAGCGGGCTACGCCAGCGGCGGCTCTGTCAAGGGTAGCGGCTGCGAACAGCGCGGCCTTCGCAAGTGCAAGGTGGTGTGAGATGCGCCAAAGCAGGGGCATGGGTGACATTCGACCTGAATTGAAGAAGCGCCGTGACAACACCGACTTCCTTCAGGGCGGGAAACGCCATGCCCGCCGTGACAACACGGACTTTGCCGAGTACGCCGAGGGTGGTGGTCTGTACGCCAACATCAACGCCAAGCGCAAGCGGATTGCCGCTGGATCGGGTGAAACCATGCGCAAGCCGGGTTCTCCCGGCGCTCCTACTGCCAAAGCCTTCAAGCGTTCTGCGCTGACAGCAAAGTAAGCCATGACCACATCCGGCACCGCTACGTTCAACCTCGACCTCAATGAGATCGTTGAAGAAGCATTCGAAAGATGCGGTGCTGAGTTGCGCACGGGCTATGACCTGAAGACTGCACGGCGAAGCCTAAATCTGTTGTTTGCCGCGTGGGCCAATCAGGGCATAAACATGTGGACTATTGAGCAGGGTACACAAGTCCTGACCGCTGGCACCAACACCTACACGCTGCCCGCCGATACGGTGGATCTGATTGAGCACGTGATCCGCACAGGCGCGGGAAATGTCTCCACGCAAACTGACTTGACCATCACGCGCATCAGTGTTTCTACCTACTCGTCCATCCCCAACAAGCTCCAGTCTGCAAGGCCGATCCAAATTTGGATCAACCGCCAAGCAGCAGCGCCGCAGTTCACGGTGTGGCCAACGCCTGACAATTCTCAGACGTACACGCTTGTCTACTGGCGGCTTCGCAGGATTCAGGACGCTGGTGCGGGTGGCACGTACACACAAGATGTACCGTTCAGGTTCATCCCCGCTTTGGTGTCAGGACTGGCGTACTACCTGTCCATGAAGATCCCCGGTGCGATGGAGCGGATGCAGGTACTGAAGGCGCAATACGATGAGGACTGGCTGGCAGCTTCTACAGAAGATCGTGAGAAGGCAGCGGTGCGGTTCGTGCCTCGCCAACAATTCATATCATGAGCAACCGCTTTGCAAACGGCGCAAAGGCATTCGGCTACTGCGATGTCTGCGGGTTTCGTTTTGACCTCAAAAAGCTCAAGAATCTCGTAGTCAAAACCAAGCAAACACAGATCAAAGCGTGTCCCCAATGCTGGACCCCAGACCAGCCACAGTTGTTACTTGGTACTTTCCCAGTCTCGGACCCCCAGGCCATCCGCGATCCTCGGCCTGACACGAACACTTGGTACTCGTCTGGTGTGACTGCTACGGGCTCGTTCGGCGGGGGTAGCCGGGTGATTGAGTGGGGCTGGAACCCTGTGGGTGGGTCCAGAAGTTTTGATGCCGCCTTGACGCCGAATGCCTTGGCACCAAGGGGTTTAGTAGGTACAGTCACGGTCAGCACGACCTGAACACAAGGAGCCCGAAATGGCAGAGAAAGACAGCAAGGCAATGGCCGCTCTTCGCGCACATGCGAAGAAGCCTGCGAAGCAGGCGCACGGCTTCAAGAAGGGCGGTCCCACCACTGAGGACCGTATGCGCCTGGGCAAGAACATGGCCCGCGCCATGAACCAGAAGACGGGGTGAAACATGGGCAAGATCAAGCAACTCCCTCCTGCCAAGCAGGCATACCCGCAAGAGGCTGAGAACCCTCGGGATCTGTGCATGGTGCTGGGCAACATCTCCAAGCATCCCGCTCCTGCAGCCAAGACCACGGGCATCAAGCAGCGTGGGTCCGGTGCAGCTACGCGGGGCTACATGTCTCGCGGGCCAATGGCGTAAAACATGAACTACACCGAGTTGAAGACCGCTGTTGAGGATGCCACTGAGAATACGTTCTCAGCGACGGACTTCGCCACGCTCACGCAGTTGGCAGAGCAGCGCATCTACAACTCTGTGCAGCTTCCTGCGCTGCGCAAGAACGTCACGGGCACGCTGACCAGCGGGAACCAGTACCTCTCGGCACCGACAGATTTCCTGTCTGTCTTCAGCATCGCAGTCATTGATGGGTCGGGGAACTACGAGTACCTGCTGAACAAGGATGTGAACTTCATCCGCTCGGCGTTCCCAAACCCCAGCACGACAGGCACTCCGAAGTATTACGCCCTCTTCGGCCCTGACTCGTCAAATTTAACGGAGTTGACCTTCATCCTCGGTCCCACTCCTTCTGCTGGGTTGACGGCAGAACTGCACTACTTCTACTACCCGGTGAGCATCGTGACTGCGGGTACGTCTTGGCTGGGTGACAACTTTGACTCCGCGCTGTTCAACGCGGTGATGGTCGAAGCCGCCCGGTTCATGAAGCAAGAGCAGGATATTGTCCAGATGATGGACAAGGAATACGCCCAATCGCTGGTTCTGCTGAAGAACCTTGGTGATGGGAAAAATAGGATGGATGCCTACAGAAGTGGGCAAGTCCGGACAAAAGTGATTTAAGGAGTAAGAAATGCCCATTACCCAATGCATGGTTACATCGTTCAAGGCGGACGTTCTTGGCGGTGTTCAAGATTTGGACACGGATACCATCAAGCTGGCGCTTTACACAAGTGCTGCTACGCTGGACGCAACGACGACGGCCTATTCTTCTACCAACGAAGTGGCGGCTAGTGGCTCGTACACAGCGGGTGGGGGCACCTTGACTGGTGCTGTAATCTCTACGTCAGGCACAACGGCGTTTGTTGATTTTGACGATATTTCGTTTACGTCTGCAACGATCACTGCCAGAGGGGCGTTGATTTACAACGAAAGCAAGAGCAACAAGGCTATTGCGGTGTTGGATTTTGGTTCCGACAAAACCTCTACTGGGGGCACGTTTACGGTGCAGTTCCCGACTGCTACGGCTTCGGATGCGATCATCCGGTTTGCGTAAGGAGCGGTCATGGCTAGCAGCTTTCCTGGCGCACTTGACAACATTGCAGCCAACAAGACTAACGCGACTGTTAGCCTTGATGATCACGCGCCCCACCACAACACGCTAGCAGATGCTGTAAACGCTGTTGAAACTGCGCTGGGCGTAAACCTTAACAACGTCATCAGCCTGCCGCAGAATGCTCAAAGCGCGGCGTACACGCTTGTTTTGTCTGACTCTGGAAAGAGCATCGTCCACCCGATCACGGACAACAACGCTCGGACCTTTACGATTCCCGCAAACGGTTCGGTGGCGTACCCTGTGGGCACGGCGGTTACGTTCATCAACATGATCAACACCGTGACCATCGCCATCACCACGGACACGATGTACTTGGCTGGAGCGGGAACCACAGGCAGCAGAACGCTGGCGGCTTACGGTGTGGCTACGGCTATCAAGGTCACCAGCACAAGCTGGATCATCTCTGGCAACGGCCTGACCTGACCATGAGCGGCGTACTGCATGGTGTCATTGCCAGTTTGGCGGGGCGAGTAACTGACGCCTTTTGGAAGTACGTTACCCTGCTGCTGAACACCACCAGCACCAACGGCGCTCAGAACAACACGTTCCTCGACAGCAGCACCAACAACTTCAGCATCACGCGCAACGGCGACACCACGCAGGGATCGTTCAACCCGTACATGCCCAGCGGGTACTGGAGCGGGTTTTTTGATGGGACTGATGACCGCCTGACGGTTGCAGACAACGCGGCGCTTCGACCTGGAACTGGAAACTTTACTATTGAGGCATGGGTGTTCCGCACTGCCAGCGGGGCTGCACATACTATCTATGCTAAGGGCGGGGCCTCTACGGGCTTTGTTTTCCAGATTACGTCTGGAAATGTTCTGCGTTTTACGGATACCACGACAAACATTGACTCTACCGGCACTGTCGCGGCGAACACTTGGGCGCATGTGGCTGTTGTGCGCGAAGGCACCGGCACGAACCAACTCAAGCTCTACATCAACGGCACGAACGATGGTCAGGGCACAGTCAGCACAAACTTTAACCAAACGGAAGAACTGCGCATTGGAGAAAACCGTGGCGCAACGGAAGATTTTGCTGGCTACATCTCCAACGTCCGGTTTGCAACGACCGCCGTCTATACCGGAAACTTTACACCTTCCACCACCCCGCTGACGGCCATCACCAACACCTCCCTGCTGTGCTTGCAGGACAACCGCTTCATTGACAACAGCACCAACGCCTTTGCCATCACGCGCAATGGTGACACGCGCATCAGCAAGTTCGCGCCGTTCAACCCGCCAGCGTCTTACAGCACGGCCTCGTATGGGGGCAGTGGGTATTTTGATGGGGCGGGGGATTATCTTGCGCTTCCAACAAACACTGCTTTTGCTTTTGGCACCGGCGATTTTACAGTTGAAGCCTGGATTTACGACAATGGAACCACGGCAGCATTTGCTCAAATAGCGGGCGCAAGCACCTATGGTGTTAACAATGAATTTTTGTTTTCTTTGAATGGAAGCACAAGAAAACTATTTGCGCAACTTGGCGCAACAGGGGGCGGTAATTCTACTGGTGATGTGCCAAAAAACGCTTGGACGCATGTTGCAATTGTTCGTTCCGGGACAACGGTTACGTTCTACATCAACGGCACCTCCAGTGGTTCATATACAGACTCTGACTCTGTGGCGTCAACAATTACGCCGACTATTGGTGCTGCCAGCAACGATAATGCGGACAGTAGGTTTTTGGGCTACATCAGCAACCTCCGGATTGTCAAAGGCACCGCTGTCTACACCGCCAACTTCACCCCGCCAACCACACCTCTCACCGCCATCACCAACACCAGCCTGCTGCTGAACTTCACCAACGCAGGCATCTTTGACGCGGCCACGATCAACGATGGTCAGACCGTGGGCAATGCTCAGGTCAGCACCACGCAGGCGAAGTGGTCACCAACCAGCATGTCGTTTGATGGCACGGGCGACTACCTGACCGTCATTGACAAGCCGGAACTGCGCATTGGCACGGGTGATTTCACCATTGAAGGCTGGGTGTACCTGACCGCTACGGGCGTGGCTTATGGACTGGTGAGCAAGGGCACAGCCAGCACGGGTTGGTCGGTAAACGTCACTTCGGGCAACAAGCTCCAGTTCAGCTACACCGCCACGCAACTGACAGGCGCTACCTCTCTGGCATCCGGCACTTGGTACTACTTTGCGGTGGTTCGGTCGGGCACGGCATCAGGAAACCTGCGTGTCATTCTGGACGGATCTACAGACGCCACCAGCGCGGGCGCGGTGAACGACAACTTCAACCAGACGAACGTGCTGTATGTCGGCGCTGACCGTGTGGCAGGTGCTGTGCTCAATGGCTACTTGCAGGATGTCCGCATCACCAACGGATACGCCCGCACGACCTCTACCCCCACCTCAGCCTTCCCGACGCTATGACGCTCTACAGCAAAAACGGGTCGATCCCGAAGCCTGAGACGGACGGCACACCCGGCTGGGTGGAGGTGCCTGAGCCTCCTGTGCCTGGACCCGGTGAGGAAACGGTCTGGTGGTGCCCGCCTGGGTGGGTGGTGCGGCCTGTGGAGCCTGAGCCGGTCGAGGGCTATGTGTGGAAGTGGAGCCAGAGCGAGACGCAGTGGGTGGACTATCCGGTAGATCCTGAGCCAGCACCACCACCTCCTCCTCCTAACGGCACCATCACTGTCCCGGCTCCTCTGCCTAGCGGGAACGTAACGCTATGAACATCAAGCCCGCCAAAGGCCCGGTTCGCTGGTGGTTGAAACTTACCGGCTTTGCGGGCATTACGCTGCCGCCGTTCGGAATTTACATCTTGGCCGAGCGGTTGACTGATCTTGACTTGATCCGGCACGAGAGAGTGCATTGGGCGCAGTACCAGCGCATGGGGGCGATCAAGTTTTACCTGACGTATCTGTGGCAGATGCTGCGCTATGGATACTGGAATTCACCGATGGAGCGCGAGGCGCGAGGTGAATAGTGCCAGCACAACTTTACGGCGACTCAACCTACGGTAACGGCACCTTTGGTGGTGACGCGCCGAATGACGCCTATGGTGCGT